TTTTGGATAATCTGTAAATCCATAATTGTATATTTTAGGGGGATTAAGTAATGTTGGAACAATAGTAAGGACTGGTCACAATTTGTGACCAGTTCCCAATAATCAAGATTACATGGCTACTTCCTTGTAAATCTTTTCGATACCGACAAACTTCTTGTCAAGCCCCTGCATATCGCTGCCTATCTTACTATTAGTTATGCGGGCGTAAATTTGTGTCGTTTCAATGTTCGTGTGCCCCAGCATCTTGCTGACCGTTTCAATGGGTACGCCTTTTGAAAGCGTGGTGGTCGTGGCGAAAGTATGCCTTGCGAGGTGAAAAGTCAAGTTCTTTTTAATCCCGCATACATCGGCTATCTCTTTCAAATAGGCATTTAGCTTCTGATTGCTGATAATGGGAAGTATCTTACCGTTCGGTAATTTGCCCTTGTACTTCTTCAAAATCATCTTGGGAATATCCAACAAGGGAACATTCACGTCCGTATTGGTCTTTTGCCGCTTTGTCATTATCCAAAGGTTGCCGTCAAAGGATTTACGGATATTGTCTTGTGTAAGCCCGGCTACATCTATATAGGCAAGTCCGGTGAAACGATAGAAAACTATCAATGCAACCAATAGAGAAATACAGCAATCAAAAGGCAATGCGTTGTAATACAACAATATTGCATTGTTTTGCACAATTAGGCAAACTGCAAAAACGGGTGGAATAATGAACCTGTTCAGCTACCAAGTCATTACCTGTTTTCATTTCATTTAGATGCAGTCAATCAGGGAGTAAACTGTCAGTAAAGAGGGCTTTCCATATAGGAAACATCTTCATTTCCGGCAGATTTATCCCATCCGGTTTTGATTGCGCCGTTCTGCCTGATTCTCATACAGTTCAACAGGCGAAGTATGAGTAATATTGCAATCAAAAAAAGTAACGCATGAAAACAGAAATGAAGGTGCTGCTCTACATCAAGCGCAGCGAACAGGACAAGGATGGATTCTCTCCACTCATGGGCAGAATATCCGTCAAGGGGAAGGTCAATTCCATCGCACAATTCGCGTGCAAGTTCAAAATCAATGTGCAGTTGTGGAATGCCACAGCCCAACGCTGTACTGGCAAAAGCAAAGCGGCGACAATGGCAAACAGGGAGATTGAACGGATGCTGCTGTTGTTGCAGAAGCGGTTCAACGAGCTTATCGACATCAAAGATGTCGTGACTGCGGAGGAAGTCAGGAACGTGTTTCAAGGTTTGGCTGAGACACAGGACACCATCATGAAACTCTATGCGGAGCATAACAGCGACTATGCCATGCGTGTGGGAGTGAACAGGGCGGCAAGCACATTTTACCAGTACCGGAACACTTGCCGGATACTCAGCGCGTTCCTGAAAGAAAAATACCATGTTTCAGATATGCCAGTCAAACAGTTGGATGAAAATTTCATTGAGGCGTTTGATATGTATATGCGCACGGCAAGGCGTTTCATGCCCAAAACCATTCTCGGACATATCAACCGACTGAAAAGCGTGATGATGCTTGCCGTGTTCCGAGGCATCATCCCCTTCAGCCCGTTCAAGGGCTATGCCCCGCAGAAACCCGTTTTCAAACAGATGTATCTGACGGAAGACGAGCTTGACAAATTTGCAAATACGACCTATGACACTCCCAACCGCAATTTCACGAGGGATATGTTCCTGTTCTCGTGCTGGACGGGTATCTGCTACTGCGACATGAGAAACCTGACAGCCGCCAATCTGGTGAAAGCGGAAGACAGCAGCATGTGGATTCATACGGAAAGGCAAAAGACGGGCACCCCCGAATGTGTGCGGCTGATGGAGATACCGTTGAGCATCATCGAAAAGTATAAGGGTATGGACAGCAACGGGAAACTGCTTCCGATGCTGACCAAGGAGAGCATGAACAGACATCTGAAAAAGATGGCCGTTATGTGCGGTATCAACCGTCCAATCTCATTTCATCAGGCGAGGCATACCTTCGGAAGTATCATCTGCCTGTCACAGGGAATTCCGATAGAAACCGTCAGCAAAATCATGGGGCATCGGCATATCGCCACCACGCAGCGGTACGCGAAAGTCACGCAGGATAAGATAGACAGGGACGTGGATTGTCTGAATGATGTTATCGGTGGCAAGTTTTCCTTGTCGGGAATAGGCATTGCCCCGTCACCCATTCTGAAAGACTACAGCCGACGGAAAATCAATCCGAGCATGAAGCAACGGGAGTACATAACTAAAATAATGGAGGGATAAGCCATGCGAAGCATATTCAAGCTGTTGTTATACATTAATCGTCAGAAGGTAAAGAAAAACGGCAGATGCCCGATTATGGGACGTGTCACCCTTGATGGGAAGATAAGCCAGTATTTCACCGGGCTTGAAATAGAGCCTGACTTATGGGATGCAAAGGCGGGAAAGGCGTTCACAGACGGAAGAAAGACCGGAAGCATTACCGGCGAAAAAAGAAACGAGTTGAACAGTCTGAACTCATTGCTGGAGGCTTTGGAGGAAAAGGCGAAGTCCGCCTACAGGAAGAACGTGGATTCCTATGGCTTTGTATCATCTGAAATCATCAAGAATGCCGTCACTGGAAAGTCAGAGGTCAAGGAAATGTTGCTGTCATTGTTTGACGAGCATAACGAGGAATATGCCAAACGTGTGGGCATCGACAGGACAAGGCATTCCTATGTCCGCTATCTTACCACACGCAAGCACATATACAATTTCTTGCAATACAAGTATGATTTGGAGGATATTCCGTTGCGGTCGCTGACAATGAGTTTCATGACCGACTTCACATTCTATTTCTCTACCGTACTGCGGTTGAAAGTTTCAGCCTATAATGACTACCTTATCCTGCTGCACAAGATGACACGGCTGGCGTTGAAGAAGCATATACTGAAACGTGACCCGTTTGCAGGACATAAGATTGAGAAAGTGCCTGTAAACCACCGCCACCTGAACAGGGAACAGTTTGAAAAACTGCTCAATGCCAAACTGCCCACATACCGCCTGTGCCACACACGCGACCTGTTTGTCTTTTCGGTATTCACAGGCATCGGCAGGGCTGACTTGGCAAACCTGACGGAAGACAACATCATTACGAAAGAAGACGGTTCCAAATGGATTCACATCGCACGGCAGAAAACCAAAGCGGAGTGCCATATCAAACTTCTTGACATCCCTCTCCGCATCATTGAGAAATACAAGGGTGAAGGAAAGGACGGAAAGTTGTTTTTCGTTCCTCAGACATGCAATCTGTGCAGAAGCCTCAAAATTATAGCCGAACAATGTGATTTAGGGTGTCATTTGACATTCTACCAGGCCCGGCACAGTTTCGCGACCTTGATTTGCCTGAGCAACGGAGTTCCGATAGAAACCATCAGCAAGATGATGGGGCATCATTCCATTCGGACTACCCAGATATATGCCGAAATAACGAACCATAAAGTGAGTAAGGATTTGGCGGTTCTGTCCAAGAATACCAAAGGTAAATACGCTTTACCCAATGACGGTATGCCGTCACGGGTATTCAAATGCGGAAATTACAGCGGATGGAAAAAAGAGTGTGCATCAAGCAATGAACTAAAATCAAATGACAATGGATAGGAGAATAATAACAATCAGTGAAACGGGTGAAGTGTCTATTCCTACTACTACCATATGGATGACCAAGTTTGAGATTGCCGACTTGTTCGGAGTGTTCTCGTGCGACATCCGCAAGGCGATACGGGCAATCTACAAGAACAAGGAATTAAGTGAAACTGATACGATGAAGTATATCAAGCAAACTGACGGCATCAGTTATGATGTGTATAATCTTGAAATGATTATAGCCATTGCATTCAGGATATGCAGTAGAGAAAGTATCCGGTTTCGGCAGTTTGTGATGAATGAAATCTGCGCCACCAAGAAAGGAAGTCCGGTCACATTGTTTGTTTCCTATGGCAAGAATGGCAACCTATGGTATAGTTGAGGTTCATCCCGTCAGCCACCTGTCCCCGATGCTCGGATGCAAAGGTAACGTGTGGCTTTGACGGCACTGGCAAGGTCGGGCAGCAAAGCCGTTTCAGGCGGAATCTTCCTCAAACGGGTTTGAGCGTATTCCACCCGAAAACCTTGCCACTGCCAGCCACACGCATTTGGGCATCCGGCAACGGAAACAAGTGACTGACGGGAAATCAGAAGAAAGAGAATGAACGGCTTACAGACGAGGCTAAACATTGATACTTCATACGTAAGCCGTTCCTTTTTTTCTTTTTGACGAAGTTCTATTGCTGCCGCAAGTATGGGCATACGGCAAACTGCGCTCCTTCAAGAAAATCAGGTTGTTGTCATTCGGTAGGCGGAACGGTAGCTGTCAGCCAGCATCCTTTCGATGTCGGACTCACGGTAGAGGATTTTGCCGCCCAACTGAATGTAGGCTATCCGTCCTTCGTTACGGTAGTCCTGAAGTGTCCGACGGCTCACCTTCAACCGTGCCGACACCTCCTTGTCGGTGAAGAAACGCTCCCCGTTCAGTGTCGGGCGGTAGTTGGCTGTCAGATGCTCTACGTTGTCCAGCAGACGGTCGAGACTGCCCATGAAGTGGATTATCCACTTGTTGTCTTTGTTAATCAGTTCGTTCATATTACTCTGGATTTAGTGGAATTGCTGTTATTACTCTATACAGTATTTATATAGTCTTACCTTTGAACTTCGCTTCCTTTCGCCTGTCCTCCACAATGGAGACGATGCGCTGCACGTCTTCGGGGCGGTAATAGGTCTTGTGGTTTATCTGCGAATAAGCCAACGTGCCGTTGTCCCGAAGCGTCTGCAAGGTTCGGGGGCTGATGTTCAGCATCCGACACACGTCTTGATTGTCCATCCACTCGCTCATTTTCTTTTCGCCGTGACGATGGCAGATGGCATCCATCCGGCTGACGAAGCGGTCGAACTTGGCGACCAGTTCCTCGAAGGTCTTTCTCTCGATTGATACGATTTCCATATTGTCTTTCTTTTAGTTGTTACTGTTTCTTCTGCCGCAAAGGAATATATAATCTGTTATCCTACAATGGATTTTTCAAAACTGGCAGCATGTTGCGTCGGTGTGGCAGTGGTTGTCTGGGATACAGATTATCGCCATCACCTTAATTTCGGTTTTTAGAGTAGAAGACGAAACACAAATAAGGGCTTAATTCAAAATCGTCCGTAATTGAGCATTTCCCCTTTCGGACATATATATCCGGCAAAACGGTGAAGTCCTCACCAATTTGTCAACCGCCATAGAGCAAAACCATACAAAATTGCCTAAGAGAATCCAAGTGCTTGACTGACTGCATTAAAGCGCCTTACTTTGCTTCCGATAATCGGTCGAGGTGCTTACCAAGACCATAGTTAATAACTTAATCAATTTGTTTTTTACAATGAAGAGAGAACCAAACATTACAGAGCAGCAGGCTCGTGAAATCGTGGAAAAGATGGGACG